TTGTTTGTTTTCATTGTATTAATCTTAACGACTTAACTAATAGCAGGTAGCTATTTTCAATAAGCGGTTTTATTTGTCCAAACCATAAGACCGCTTAACGACTAAACGAAAAAAAACAGATACGCCTTGTCACTAAGACAACCCACCACCAATAAAAACAATCAATACCAATAATAAACGCATAAGATGTTATATCCTTTGTGTGACTTGTTGCTAATTGTCACTTTTTAACGACTTTTCTTAGAGTACAACCTTTGGTTGTACGGGGGTTTTTTGATAGTGTATGCTACCGAGATACCCATTCATATTTTTACAACAAAAGTATTGACATCGATACTATAAATATGTCAGCGACTAACTCTGTCGCTAAGACCTTACGCCAAATATAGCTTATTTAAGGTTTCTTGCAAAAGTATGGTGGTAGTCTTATCTACTACAACATCTAGTTCTACTTCTCCACTGTGTATACCTAGTGAATATACATATGTGTTATCTAATAGTGTATATACTACTAATACTTATAGATATAATACTATAAGAATATACTATAGGGGTTTATCTAGTATTAGTTGTAGCCTTGATTGTCTTATATCCAAGTGTCGCCTTTTGATTTACGTCCTAGAGTACCATCTAAGAACTTCTCTAGGTCTTGTTTCAAAAGATGATCTCTATGTTCCACCACTTCTCTCTCACTGTCTACTGCCATCTGTTCAACCCAATAGGCTACTGCAATAGATAAGACATCTAGTCTGTCATCATTCCTTAATGAACCTCTATCTTTAGTTAATCTAGTTAGTTGGTAGAATAATTGGTAGTTAGGATCTTTAGTATCAAAGTCTTGTCTTATTAACTGTGGACTTACAACCAACCTATGTTGGTTCATTACAGGTTCCAAAGTATCAATTATCCTTAATTCTTTTTGTTTCGTGTGATTAACTTCTTCTATAGTACAAGGATAATACCTTTGGACTACAGGTTTTAATAGTTGAGTAAACATACCATCACCAAAGTTACTCTCAACTATAATAACATTAACTTTAGCATCTCTTGCCATTGTAGCAATCTTAGTTAGATTACTTTCTGTGTACCCACCACTAAGCCCCATGCAACTCTGCACGTATAGATTACCACCTAATTGTTTTACGATGGCAACTCCCAATTCATCTTGACCACGACCCGCAGGGTCAATGGCCATAACAGATCCTTTGTAATCTCCAAAGTCTTCTGACTTAAACATAGGCTTGTAGTATTTGTCCCCCGTAAAACCTACTGAGGGTAAATCTTCACAAGCATACTCAGGACTTCCTGCCCAAGCAATCTTAACAGGTGCTATGTCATTATTAATGTCCATGACTACTAAATCACTTAACTTAAGAGGGTATCTTTCTTTATCTGATAAAGTAGTATCTAACATGAACTGTAAAGCAAAACCAGAACGACCATAACTAGCTTCACGTTCTTTTAAATCTAAATCATCAAATCTTTTAGGATCTATCGGTTCATATTCATCTAGTTCTTGTTTAGTAATATAAGGTGCTAATCTTCCGTCATACCTAACCATCTTAGAGCTCTCAGGCATACGGGCAGTCCATATTCTAGTTTCATATCCTCTAGCACCTAAATCATTATACACAGACATATCTGATTGTGGGGTACCTAAGAATACGATTTTACCCTGTGGAGATAAGACAGCTTCAAATTCTTTTACGTTGTCAGTTAGTTTATCTCTCATTGTTTGGGTTAAACTATTATTTAAACTTTCACAGTCATCAGAGATAATATAATTTGCTCTACTACCTGTTAATTGTCCTGTGATACCGACAGACTTAACTGACGGAGAATGAGCGGCTTTTGCTAGAGCCACATCAAAGGAAACATTACTTCCCCTTTGGTCTGCTCTAGGTGTAAGGTGCTTTAGTATGTCCATCTCAGTAATTAGTCTTTTTGTAAATGTACTGAAATCATCGGCTCTTGTTTTACTTGCTGATACCACAAGAAACTTTAATTGTGGATCTCTCAACAAGTTCCAACATACAAAGGCACTACATATCCATGACTTACCAATACCTCTAAATGCTTGAATAACAGCCCTTCTAGGTGCATTTTGTAAGTAATCAGCTATATCAAATTGCACGGGGGTAGGACTAGGCAGAGACAAATGTCTCCAAGCTAGATACAGGAAATTCCTGAAATCTTGGGTTACTTCTTTCATTTTATACCTTTTAATCAGCCACAGATGGCCTGAGATTCCTCTTTATTGTTTAAAGTCGTCTTTGCCTTGTATAACGTCAGAGAGCTTAAACGGAAGCTCCTCAGCTAGTTTTGACATAGAGTTATTCTCGGCAGGCATACAATCTATGTTGTTATCCTTTAAGAACTGTCTAGCGACATTTAGATCCGCAGATTTAACTTCTGGATCCCTTACTTTTTCTAGTAATTTTTCGGTTAATTGCTGATGCAATTCTCCTAGTTTTTTCTCTGTATTATTTTCACTCATAATTAATTAACAATCCCATTTTCTCAAAGCTAATGCTTTTCTTGTTGGTCTTCCTTTCTCATCAGTCATACGACCACGAACTCCACTCATACGAGCACAGAATGATTTACGTCTTTTAGATTTTTTATCTTTAGTAGGAGCTTTTAAATTAGAACCATCTTTACGATTAAAGTAAGCTCTACCTCTTGCGTTTAATCCACCACTTGGGTTTTGATGTGCTTTTAAAGTCATTTACTAGTTAACCTATCCATGTGGTTATATATTCTTCCTATTTGTTTATCTATTGACATAATTTCTTCTGTTAACATTCCTAGATGAACTTGAAGTTCTACAATAGTCATCAATACATAAGTAGATAATCCCAAAAGGATTGTACCTAATAAACCTATTAACATTGTATTGTGTTGCCGTTTCATTTAGCAACTTTACCTTTGTTGATACCCTTTTTAATTACATATTGTAAAGTACCATTAGCACCATGCTCTACTTCCTTTTTAAGAAGTTTAGTTAAATTAATTTCTTTAAGTTTTTTTTCTACTTTCTTTTTAAAAGATTCTAGTAGTTTAGTATCACGCATAGATTAATCTCCACAGGTACACCCAAAGTCTTTACCGCATAATAGACATTCTGTATTTTTGATTTTTTTTCTTTTCTTAGATTTTGGGAATGAAAAAGTCCAAAGGTCTTCTACCTTTTGACATTGTTTGTCCCACCAACCAAAAAACCAATAACAGAATTTATCAATCACACTATTATTGCAACCAGTAAAGCTACACTCACAATAATGACAAAAACTTTGTGCTCATTCCATAAATGTTTTAATTTATATTTAATCATTTGTTTCATATTATTTTTTTCCTCCCTTAAATATTTGTGTGCCCTTAATTCCATATATGCTCGCAACGACAAGGATCCACAAATTTGTAAACCATGACGGGAGCTGTTGGAATTGTTCAAAGAACTCTTTAATTTTTGCAGAAGCATTTGGATCATCACTAAAGACACCCCAAGCAATCACCAAAATTGGCAACGTGAGAATTATCAAAACGGCCTCGTCTTTCCAGTCCGATTGTCTAGCTTCTAAAAGTTTTCCTGAATACTCAATTTCTCCTTTAGCCATTCTTTCTGCGTGAGACGCTTGGGCATTAGCCATCATCATTTTAGTTTCTTGTTTCTTTTTGTAGATATGAGTACCTGCGTTCATCGCTAATTTTATTGCACTAAGCCACACGATATTTACCTCTGTTTAATTTTTTAGATGTTATTCTTAAATTTGATCTAGAGTTGTTTCTTGGATTTTTATCTCTATGATCAATATCTTTTCCGTCTCCTTTAGAAACCGCACCAGAAGCCATTAATTTACGTCTAGCTCTGTTTCTAGATGCTCGATCTAATTTTGATTTAGAAGAACTTTGAAATTTTCTGTATTCTTCTCTGTAGTTTCTATTAGGCATATTTCTTTTTAGGGAAACCTGCTTTCATTCTTGCGTAAGATTTTGCAGAAACTGTACTTTTAGATTTAGATCTAGATGTACCTGCTTTTTTTCTTGCGTTAATGTTTGCATATAATCCTCGTCTTGCCATTTAACTCTCCGTTACTGTTGTTGATTTACACATAAAACTAAAATACATTTTATGTTCGTTTACTTCTTCAATACCTAATTCTTGTGTTAATCTTATACTTTCGTTGTAGCCTCTTATCATACAATCATAATGTGAATTTAAAATTGCAGTTTCTTTAGGAGGCATACATTGGTTAGCCGTAGCCGAACACATGATCATTATTAAAACTAATTTCACTTTTTATGATGTCTTCTTTTTGATTTATTCATCATTGATAAATTTGCTTTTTTACCAATACTTGTTTTTTTGGGTTTTCTTTCGTGGGGTACGTAACTCTTTGTTACCTTAGCCATCGAAGGTAAAATACCCTATAATTCCAACTACAAGTGTCCCGATAGCTAAGATAACTCT